CTCACTGGGCGTGAGACGCTGATCAGACAGCTCTCCTTGCTTGACATTAAGCATCTTGAGCACGAGCTGCTCGAAATTATCTATGAATATCCCGGCCTGTTAGAGATGCTGCCGCTCGCAGAGGAGCAGGATGATCCGTACATGTTCTTCTCGCCGGACACCTGGAACGCCATCCATGCCCGCGACAAGGGTTACGTGTGGTCGGCGCCGACTGCCGAACGATTGGCGGCGGCCCGGGAAACCCGCCTGCTTTTAAACAAGAGTCCGACGGATCCCGGACGCATGTGTTACGTTGCAGGCTGCGCCCCCGCTACGCCGACCGGATTCCAGTTTGTCGCCAATAAGCAAGGACGAGAGATCCTACAGTTTCAAGCTTCTCCGGAGGGCGACGGGCGCGTATTATGGGCCACCGGACGCCTGCCGGGCGTCCGGACGTGGTACATGCAAGCCGTGCATGGCGATCTTGCGAATCATGAGCCTGCCTTCCCAGCGCTGCTCGACCTGCTGCAAAAAGGGGCCACGGATCGATTGCCAACAGTGCCGCCGGAAAGCCGGGGCGCGCCAGAACGTTTTCTCCTGCCGGAAGAGAAAACACTGCTCTACCCCAATTTCGAAGACCTTACGAGAGCTGCGCTGGGTTCGCGCCGCCGCGTCAGCAAGCGCAAGACGAGTGAGCTTCAGTACATAACATAAAGGTTTGTAACATGCCGAGTATACAACAGAAAAAAGGCGACCCTAGAGGGGGTCGGTGGACGAAGCTGGAAAGCACGGGAGATGTGGCGCGCCTGCTGCGCTGGCTGATCCTTCAAACCAAAGCTGATAAGATAGATGCGAAAAAAGCAAGTGTCATGGGACAATTAGCTTTATACTTGATGAAAGCTCTGGAGACAAGCGATCTGGAAGCTCGATTAGCAACACTTGAGCGTGCACTCGAAGAACCACATGGCAGTCCTGGCTACCCGCCTACAACGCATTGAACAGCGCCTCGCTCAGCGCACCGCCGGGCCGGTCGTCGAGGCCATGAACCCTCTCTCGTTCGCGCGCCAGCAGCTCGGCTTCTCACCTGATCCGTGGCAGGAAACTGTTTTACAATCTAAAAGGAGTCGTCTGCTGCTGAACTGTTCACGACAAAGCGGGAAGAGCACCACCACCGCGATTCTGGCGTTGCATCAAGCTCTCTATGCTCCTCATTCACTTGTGCTGCTTATCTCACCATCGCTGAGACAGTCTTCAGAACTGTTTCGCAAAGTGACAGATTTGCTTGCTCGTTTGCCTGGCCGTCCATCGTTGACCGAAGATAACCGTTTAAGTCTACGCATGAAAAATGGTTCACGGATTGTCTCCCTCCCCTCAAAAGAAGAGACGATCCGGGGTTTCTCTGGCGCGTCTCTCATCATCGAAGACGAAGCAAGTCGCGTCTCTGATGCGCTCTATTTCGCTATCCGACCGATGCTCGCTGTCAGCAGCGGCCGCCTGATTCTCATGTCCACACCGTGGGGGAAACGAGGTCATTTCTTTGAAGCGTGGACAAAAGGTGGGGACACATGGGAACGCATTCAAGTCACTGCGTATGACTGTCCGCGCATCTCACCAGCATTTCTTGCGGAAGAGAAAGCGCAGATGCCTGACCTCTGGTTTCGCTCTGAATATCTGTGTGAGTTCACTGACACGGAAGACAGTGTCTTCAGCTACGAGCACGTGATGAATGCGATCTCGGATGAGGTGCAGCCGCTCTTTTCCACCCGGGCCGCGTCACTAGGAGGGCACGGGGCCCCAGCGCTCTCAGCAGAGATTCTTCCTCTCGTATCTGCTGAAAGGTGAAATCAATGAGCTATTTCTATGCCGGCTTGGACCTTGGCCAGAGCGTCGATTATACGGCGCTCGCTATTGCCGAGCGGGTGCAGGAGGGTGAAGCAAAAGTTTCGTATCACTTCCGTCACCTTGAACGACTGAAGCTGGGCGCGCCCTACCCTGCCCAAGTAACGCATGTCAAGCAGATACTTGAAACCCCGCCGCTGCGGGGCCATGTAATGCTCGCGCTCGACTACACGGGTGTGGGCCGCCCCGTGGCAGACATGTTCAGACAAGCCCGGATGCAATGCCCGCTGTACGCGATCTCGATTCATGGCGGAGATAAGGCCGTGTGGGATGAGACAGACAGGTATCTCGTCAAAGTCCCCAAACGCGACCTGGTCGCTGTCGTGCAGGTACTCTTGCAGAGCGGCCGGCTCAAGATCGCTGACGCGTTACCTGCATCAAAAATGCTCGTGCAAGAACTGCTGAATTTCAAAGTAAAAATTGATCCACAGACCGCTCATGACAGCTACGCCGCCTGGCGCGAGAACATGCACGACGATCTCGTGCTCGCGACGGCTCTCGCATGCTGGATCGGAGAGAAAAAAGGGGCGTGGGGCATGCAGTATGAGTCCATCACCTCGCCCCGATTTGGCCCCGGGACATGGTGATCAATGCCCAAGTTCTCAACCCCAGACTTCGCGCCGCTGCCGGATGTTGACTTTTTTACCCCCCGGGAAGTGGCGGCCTACCTCCGTTGTTCCATGCAGACGGTCTACAACCTGATCGACGACGGCGTCCTGACAGCGCATCGAGTGCGTCGCTCGTACCGTATCCGCCGCGCCGATCTGCAAGCATATTTTCTCGCCACGTTCAACGATCCCATTTTGTCTAAAGAGAAAAAATAGTCCGCTCTTCCGTTTCGTTCAAAATAGCAACTAGTTTTCTTGACAGCTCCTTTCTCGCATCCGTATTGTCAGACGTGTAAGCAACCTCCCTGTGCGTCACCCTCCCTCACTGAGGCTGAAGGGTGGAGGATGTGGAAAGTGAGGGAGGGCCCCTTGCATGACGCGACATGCGAACACATTTCTTGACACGCCTCTTTAATCCCCTTGGCGCATTGCTCAGTGAGCATCCCCCTCTTGCCGCGCTGCAAGCTCCGGGCCCCGGCCCCGATGCCCCGCCCCGACGCCCCGATGGCGGGCCTGTCACGACCGTGCGCGTCGAAGATACCTGGAGCACCTACCCCAGCAATGGCCTTACCCCCGCGCGCCTGGCCGCAATCCTGAAAGAAGCAGATACTGGCAACATTACCCGCGCCATGCTCCTCGCAGAGGAGATCGAAGCCAAAAGCGCGAGGATCCTGAGCGGCCTGCAAACCCGCAAGCGCGCGGTGCAGCGGCTCAACTGGACCGTCACGCCAGCCAGCGCCTCCGCAGCAGATAGTGAGATTGCCGAGTTCGTGCGCAAGAATCTCACCGATTGTGGACTGCGTAAAGCAGTTTATTATCTTCTTGACGCAATTTACAAAGGGTTCGCGACGCTGTGGATCAACTGGCGACTTGAAGGAGACCGGGTGTGGCTCGGGAGCCTCGAATGGTCACCGCAATCGCGCTGGACGTACCTCGCGCGTGATCTGACTCCTGACGCCCCCGCCCCGATGACCCCGCGTCTCTTGACGCGCGCCGAGCCGACCTACGGTGAAGATATTAACTTGTTTACATGGTTAATCCATCATGACGCCACACGCAGTACGGTGCCACAACGCGCGGGGCTCTGGCGGACGCTGGTATGGTACTGGATGTTCAGCAATTTTTCGCTGAAAGACTGGATTGTCTTTCTCGACCGCTTCGGTCAGCCGTTCAAGATCGGCAAATACCCCGCGGGCATGGACCCGAAAGAGGTTGACATTCTGAAAGAAGCGGTGCGGGCCGCGGGTGATGTCGGCGCTGTGATTAGCGATCAGACCCTGCTCGACATCATCGAGACGAAGGGGCAGGGAACCGACATGCATGAGCGCCTGACGCGCTACTGCGACGAGCAGATCACGCTCACGATCTTGGGTCAGACTGCGACGACCCAGGGCACGCCAGGAAAGCTCGGCAACGAAAAGGAACAGGGCGAGGTCAGAAGAGAGCTGGTCGAAGCAGACGCTGCGGATCTCGCGGAGACCATACAGAACGGACTCGTCTGGCCGCTGGTCGGCTGGAATTTCGGCTGGGACGCCTTCCTTCCCCAATTCTCGTTTATTGTTGACAAACAAGAAGATCAGGCGAAGAAGTCAGCTGTGTTTAAGACACTGACAGAGATCGGGGTGCCGATCACCGTGGCGCAGGCGCAAGAAGAATTCGGCATCCGCCCCGCGCAAGGTGATGAGCCCGTGTTGCAGCTCAACGGGGGCGCGCCCCAGGCCCGGGGGCTGATGATGCTGCAGGAAAAAAAAAGACCGGTGCCGATCGGGGCTCGCTTGGCGCCATTCGACGAATAGAGCGAGTGCAGAATGCGGATCAGAATGAAGCGTCGTCGCTTATTGACGCCGCGCTGGCGCAAGCGATGCCGCTTCTCAAGCGCATCGAGGAAGAGATCGTGGACGCGATACGCGCTGGGAATATAGAAGCCCCCCTGCGTGCTGATGGGAGTTCCATGCAAGGACTGACGTATCTGCTTGGCGTCGCCACGCTCAATCTCTCGCTGCTTGGCCGCGCTCAGGTGTGGACGGAAGTCGCAGACAGGGACCGGGCCCCGGCCCCCTCATCGGCGCCCCCCTTCGGGGCGGTGGTCTTGCAGGCGGGCTTTGAGCCGCTCGCGTTCGACGAGGCGCTCGATTTCTTTCGTGACAAAGTCTCTCTGTCGCCCGAGGAATATGCCGTGCTCAGCGACCTGGCCCGGCAAAAAGCATTCAGCATTGCTGCTGGCGCTACTGAGCAGATCATCTCCGCCATCCGCAGTTTGCTGGAAGAGGCGCTCAGCGAAGGAGTCACTGTCAAGGAGTTTCAAGCGCGCGCGGCTGAGGTCGTCGCGAAAGCCGGCGTCGCTGCGCGCTCGCCGTGGTACTGGGAGACCGTGTACAGAACTAACTTGCAGACCAGTTATCAAGCCGGGCGCTGGAAGCAGATCACTGATCCCTATGTCCGCGCACGCCGCCCCTATTTGCGCTATGTGTCCGCTCTCGTCCCCACGACGCGCCCGAGCCATCGCGAAAAGCATGGACTCATCTACCCCGTCGATCATCCGTTTTGGGATCGCTGGATGCCGCCGAACGGATTCAATTGCCTTTGCACAGTTGTCACAGTCAGTGAGTCGCTGCTGCAACGCCGCGGGTGGTCCGTGAGCGACACGATGGACTTTGCGTTTGCTGATCCAGATGCGGGGTTCGATGTGAACCCCGGCGCGACGGAGGTCATCTAATGCCGACGCTCACCTACATTACCGCGCGGGGCGATAAAAAAAGTAAACAAGTTTCTGTGCTGGTTGATACCGGCGCGACGGTCTCGTTTATTCGTGAAGACGTGGCGCAGGAACTCGCGACCCTGACCCCCTTGCCCGAGCCCCTGGTGTTTACGCTTGCCGACGGTTCGCTCATGCGCATTGATCACTTTGTGAGCCTCACCCTGATGATCGCGGGCAAGGCGATCCTCGACACCTTCCTGGTCATGCCGCCGAGCGGCGTCGAGGAAGTGGTGCTGGGCGAGGCGACCATGCGCAAGTTCGGTCTCAAGCTCGATTTTGAGACGGGCTCTATTTCTACTTTACAACTGCAAGAATTCGAGCCCCAGCTCGCTGCGTTCATCACTACGACGAACCATGATGCCTCTCACACCAATATGAGAAAGGAGACCTCAATGATTAACGAAATGCTCGCTCGCATCTTCGCTCGACTCAATATTCCCGTGAGCGACTCGCTCACGGACGAGGATGCGATCAATATGATTGTCGATCGCGCACGCGGCTTCTATTCGATGGTCGCGACCGAGGACGTACTCACGATGCTCGGTCTGCCGAAAGACGCGAAAGAGTCCGAGGTGAAGGGCGCGATTCTGGCGCTGCAACATCCCGGCAATGTGGTGTCGATCGAGCAGCACAATGCCGTGGTCGCGAAGCTGGAGACGTTAGAGCGTGAGCACTTTTTGTCGATCGCGCGCGCGGAAGGCAAGGTGACCCCGGCTGAGATGGCAGAGGGACAGCCACTTGCGAACCTGTACAAAGACGACTTTCCGACGTTCAAAGCGTTTGTAGAAAAGCGCGGCAAGCAGATCCCGCTCACCGCAAAGCAGCCTGAGCCGCCCCCGGCCAGCGCCGTTTCCGCCTCGACGGGGACTGCGGGGGAGCGCCTCACCGCACTGGCATTTCAGATTAAGGAGAAAGAGCACTGCTCCTTCGCTGAGGCGCTGCGCCTCGCCCAGCGGCAGCACCCTGACCTGGCGCAGCAGCATTTAGAAGAGATGCGAGCATAATGTACATTGTAAAGCAGTTTTCCTTAGTAAAGGAGTTTCTCTATGGCATGGGAACAGCCAATTCTCGATGTCGGGTATGAAGCCGCAGAAGATCTGAGCGGCAATCAGTATCGATTCGTCGTGCTTGATGTCGCAACGAAAAAAATACGCCGCCCCGATAGCGCATATGAGCGCCCCGAAGGCATTCTACAAAACAATCCCTCCGCTGGGCAAAGAGGACAGGTTCGCGTCGCGGGCTACTCGAAGCTCTGGGCCGGTGGCCCCCTGGCGATGAACGACCTGGTGGGAGTCGAATTCGTGGATGCAACTGACGCTGGCAAGGGGATCGCGCTGCCCGCCGCTGCGCATGTGGCGTATGCGACCGTGGTCGAGCCCTGCGCCGCTGAGGATCAGCTTGCGACTGTCAAGCTGTTTCCAGGCGGCACGAATCGCCGCAAAGTCGTCAGTGTCTCCCTTCCCAATGGCACCCCAAACACGACCGTGAACACAGGGGTTCTGGCGGTGGCGAGGCCCATGAAGGTCACACGTATTTCCGTGTGTGCGTTCACCATTCCGGTCGATGCTGACGGGACGCTGACACTGCAGGTGTTCAATTATGATAGCTCCGCGGATGCAACAAGGAGCCTCATGTCTGCCGCGTTTAACCTGGAGACATTGACCGCAGCGAAGAAATCGCAAGATATGACACTGACAGCAACGAGCGCAGATCTTCTCCTCGACCCCGGGGACTATATCTACGCTGCGATCGTGAGTAACTCCGCCGCGATCGACACCCCGATGGCCGGGGCCGTTGTCTCGATCGAATATGAAGAGCGAGACTTCTAAGCACTGCAACGAGAGAGGAGTAGACGATGCCGACTGTAAAAGACGTGCATATTGATGCTGCGATGACCGGAATCTCTATTGCGTATCGCAATGAGATGTACATCGCAGAACGGATCTTCCGTGCGATTCCTGGTCTCAGCAAACAGAGCGACAAGTTCTTCAAGTATCAGAAAGGCGCGTGGTTCCGTGATGAAGCAGGGCCCCGCCCCCCAGGCAGCGCCGCGCGGCGTGGGTCATATCCTGTCACCAATGACACCTACTTCGCAGAAGAGATTGCGTTTGCGGAGCCCGTTCCAGATGAGTTGCGTGAGAATGCAGACGCACCGCTGAATCCGGATATCGATGCGACCGAACACGCTACTGATAAGATTCTCTTACATAAAGAACGGAGAGTCGCTCAGTTGCTGCTCACACCGTCGAACTGGGCATCAGGTCACACAGAAGATGCTGATGGGAAATGGGCCGCTGGAGCTGGAAACACGTTTATTCAAAGTGTCGAGGCGGGCATCGAGGTCGTGCGCAAAAAAACGGGGCGCAGACCGAACATTTTGGTGATGGACGCGACGACGCTCTCGCAGATCAAGCAAGAAGCGACCGTGCTTGATCGTATCAAATATGTCGAGCGTGGCGTGGTGACCCCGATGCTCCTCGCCTCTCTCTTCGGTCTCGAAGAGGTGCTCATCGGCGATGCGATTTACTCAAATGCGCCAGAAAAAGCGGACGGCTCTGATTTTAACGGAGTAGAAATTTGGGAAACGAATCCAGGGAAGGGGTCGGCTTTTCTCGCATATCGCCCGCCGAGCCCTGGGCTGCGGACCCCAGCGACGGGGTATTTCTTTCCATGGAGAACGCGCCAGGTGCGCCGCTACCGCGATGAAGAAAAATTTCATCAAGACATCGTCGAAGCTTACGAGAACTACGATGTCAAGTTCACAGGAAACGACATGGGGTATCTCTGGTACGACACACACACGACATGATCTGTGAATGCGGAGTGGGTGGTGCATGTACATTACGCAAGCGGATTTGATCAAAGAGCTTTCTGAGTCGCAGCTGATTCAGTTGACCGATGACGAAAAAGTGGGCGTCGTGAACGCAGATCGTGTCGCTGATGCTATTCAGCGCGCATCAGATGATGTGGACGGCTTCTGCGGAGTCCGCTATGCGGTCCCGTTCTCCCCCACGCCTCCCCTCATCGCCAGCTGGACGAAATCGCTCGCGGCATACTATCTCTTTCTTCGTCGTCAGCACATCCCTGATGCTGTGCAAACAGCATACGACAATGCGATTGCGCGATTGAAAGAGGTGAGAGATGGGAAAATGAGCTTGGGGGTCGAGCCGCCGCCCACAGAATCCACCCTCTCTCATCAATCTGAAATACTTGTTAACAATAGTGAATGGAGCAGAGCTCAGCTCAAGGAGTGGTGATGAGCAACGTATCTATCTCAATCACCGACGATCGCCTGACCCCAGCGCTGGATCGCCTGACCGAAGCACTGCAGAATGCGACGCCGTTGATGCGCGTCTTCGGCGAGATTGCTGTAACTTCTGTCAAGGAGAATTTTGAGGTCGGCGGGCGCCCGCCGTGGAAGCCGCTCAGCCCCGTCACGCTTGAGCTGCGGCGCACCTCGCGCAAGGGCACAAGATCGGGGCGCGTTGCGACGAGCACCAAGATCTTGTTCGTCACTGGCGCGTTGAGCAACATCGCCTACAAAGTGTTTCCTGACCGCGTCGAACTCGGCACGCACCCCGCTGCACGCGCCTATGCGGCAATCCATCAATATGGGGGGCTCGCCGGACGTAATCGCAAGGTGCGCATCCCGGCCCGGCCCTACATGGTGCTTCAGGATGAGGACCTCCTGGAGATGGGCAAAGAAACCGCTCTCTATCTGACTCACGCAGCGAGGCAGAGCGGATGAAACAACTACTTGACAATGTTGTCGCACGAATACGCGACCAGCTGAGCTATCTCAGGTGGGTCGGGGTGCTCGACGATCCACGGCTTCCCCCAAAAGCCGTGGAACCGCCATTCGTCGGGGTAAAGGACAATGGCGTGATCGCCGTTTCGCTGCCTGGTCGCAAAGATGACGAGACGTTATCTGTGATCGTGGTGGCGTATCAGGCGCTGTATCTGGAAGAGCACGGGGCCGCGGTAATGGGGAGTCCGGGGCAGCTGGGGGAGACTGGGAAGGGACTGCTAGAAATCGCGGACGATATCAAAGTCGCGCTCAACGATAACTTGTTTACTTCTTTTAGTTTCGCGCATCGGGACCGGCTCGAGCCGAGTCAGACGATTGACAATGAGGTGCGACTGCTCTCGATGCAGCGCAGCATTTTTAGTTACCGGAGAGTTCTATGAAGCAAGCTTATTTAACACGCACCTCTGCTGAAGTGTCTATGATCGGCGGGGTCGGTCTCTTCGCCGCGCATCTGCCTGCCCTGCCTGTCCCCGACTCCATCGCGCATCAATACGATACAGAAGAGATGCGCGCGCAGGGCTGGGTGGTGCGCTGGGTGGACGATGATCACAGCGCCGCGACAGCGGACCTTTCGCATGAAACCGACTGACGCTTCGCTCAGTAAAAGCGGAACGTAGAAGGAGTCTCACATGGCAACCGTACTTCCAAACATTCTCGCGTTCGCACGTGAATCGCTGGTCTTCGCAAAAGCAGAGACCACATTCGCTACCGAAGTCAAACCGACTGCTGCTGATCAGGTGCTCATGGCTGGCGAAGGATCTGTCAGCCAGAATCGCGGCTTTATCGCTGATCCGCAACGAAGAAACACGTATTCTCCGTTGCCTGATATTGCGGCGCGCTATGAGCCAGGATCAATCAGCTTTCCGATGCTGATCAAGCCCCGGACCCCGGGGACGGCCCCGGACGGGGGCCAGCTACTCAAAGCGTTGTTTGGCAGAGAGACTATTGTTGCGAGCACGAGTGTGAAATATCACCCTCTGCGCACAAGCGACACGCGACAATCACTGACGGTGTGGGTGAAAGATGGACATTTTGTGTATCGCTGCTTGGGGACCGTGTTGACAAAAGGATCATTCCCGATCGCGGCGGGGAATTCGGAGGAGGCCTTGGGCCGGGTGGCCCTAGAGGGCACGTTTGCTGAGCTACGGTGGACGGGGACGGATGAACTTGCCGCCACGCTGAACACGGGTGCGACCACATTCACTGCGAAAAGCGCAAAGAAATTTACAATCGGAAGCTACGTCGGATTCCGCGCCGCCTCCGGGGCGACGAACGATAACTCTGGCGCTGGATATCAAATCACTGCGGTCAACTACGGCACTAACGTGTGCACCTTTACTCCAGCGCTCGCGGGGACAGGGTTGGCGGCGGATGATTTGATCTATCCGTGGCTGCCGACAGGGTCGGAAAACGGCGTGATCGTCCACGGTCGTTTGGGAGATGTGACCCGGGGCGGGGTCTCCCTCCCGCTCATGAGTGGAGAAATTGTTTACGAGTTTCCAGTGAAACTCATGAACGAAGAGAAGAACGGACAGAATTTCGCGACCCGATTCGCCACCGCTGGCATCAGGAGTGTCACCGCGAATGTGAACGTGTTGTTCGATGCGAATGCTGGCAGTTGGTGGTACGACGTCAGCCAGGCCGTTCAGGCGGATCTGATCTGCAACTGGGGCACGGCATCCGGAGCGCGCTATAAGCTCACCGCGAAGAATCAGCTGCTCTCTGCTCCACAAGTCAGCGGCAACGAAGAGCGAATCGTCGCACTCAACGGTAAAGCGTTTGCTTCGAGCTCCTACGATGACGAACTCGAGCTCTTGCTTGACTAAGGACGTTCTATGCTGAAAGCGAAACTGAAATCTGACCGCATCATGACTGCTGAGTTCCGTGATGGAATACTTGTTGATTTGCGCTATGTTCCAGAGCGTCGGTTCGCGGCGCTTCGTGAAAAAGCAACAAAAACGAAATGGGTTGATCATCAGGTGCAAAAAGAGGTGGACGATGAAAAGTTCTATGAGCTCTGCGCGAAGGAAATGATCGCGGGATGGCGGGGGCTCACAGGTCGTCATCTCAAAGAACTTGTTGACTTGGAAGACTATCCATATGCTGATGAGGAGGAGGTGCCATACACCGAACAACATGCGTTTGTGCTGCTCTATCATTGCGCAGAGTTCGATGTGTGGTGCACAAAGCACTGCAAAGCGCTCGAAGAATTTGTTGCGGTGGAGGAGGAGCGACGAAAAAACGTCTCCTCGCCTTCGCCCGCGCCACACTGAAGCCTCGGGGCCGGGGCGGGGCGCGAACGCTCACCTGCGAGGAGCGCACATTGCTTGCAGAACGGGGGACCCCACATTCCACGCCATGCGCCGTATGTCAACGACGTGAGGGATGTGGCGGGGCGGGGCCGCAGTTGACCGCGGATCTCGTCGAAAGCTGGGAATTATTTCTCATGGCGGCGCATCGTGAGACATTCACAGACAAAGAGAAAGAAGTTGACCAGTTTTCGTGCGACTGGGACTTTGTGAATGCGTGGCTCACGCATGCACACGTAGAAAACAAAGAGCAGCTACTGCGCGATTTAATCACGTTGCAGCGCGGGTTGAATACGTAAACTCAAAGAGCCATGGCTGACGTCACGTTTACTATCAGCATCAGAGACGACGGCACGCCAGTGTTGCGCGAGATCAAAAAAGAAGCGCAAAACATGGGCGAGGGAGTCGCTGCTGCCGGGCAGAAAGCGAGCAGCGGCATTGCCAGTCTCACCCAATCATTGGGAGGGCTCCGTGGGGTACTCGTCTCTCTGGGAGTCACAATTACCGTTGGTCAATTGCTCAGTCTTGCTGATAGCGCCAAGCAGCTCGAGGGTCGGCTGAAGCTGGTGACTGATTCTCAAAGCACGCTGAATCAAGCAATGAGCGCGACCTTTCAAATCGCGCAACAAACACGCACCGACTGGGAAGCGACGACAGCTGTCTATTCTAAGCTCGCACGCAATGCGGATCAACTCGGCTTGAGTCAAGAGAAATTGAGCAGCGTCACTCGCACACTGAATCAGCTCGTGCGCCTCTCTGCCGCCAGTAGCGAGGGGGCCAAAAATGCCCTCTTTCAATTAGGTCAATCAATCGACGGGGGGACAGTTCGCGCTGAAGAATTCAACTCTGTCTTAGAGCAAACGCCGGAAATCGCCCAAGCGATAGCCAGGGGATTGGGGATTTCGATGGGCGAGTTAAGGAGAGAGGTGAACGACGGCAAGCTGACCATTGATCGCCTTTCTACTGCTTTACAAAATGTAGAGCGAGAGACAAGTGAACGATTCGCTCAGCTTCCAACGACCGTGGGAGAGGCTTTCATCAAATTGGGAAATGCCCTGCTCAAATTCGTCGGCGATCTGGATAAAGCGACGGGGGCCTCCTCTACTTTTGCTACAGTACTTGAGCGCCTGGCAGAGGGGGTAGAAGAGAGCGCAAACAGGATCACCAGCAAACTCAAAGAGATGAAGATTGATCGCTTGCGCGAAATCACGCAAGAGATCAACCGCTTACAGACGCAGATAGAAGCCGGCAGCGGGGCCAGGCTCAGTGATTTTCTTGCGGCAGGTGGGGCAGACGTGCCCGCCCTGATTGCGCGTATACAAGCGCTTGTCGCTGAGCAAAAAGCGTTACAGCAAGAATTAACACATACTGGCGCCGCGGCGGAGAAAGCGGGTAAACAAATTGGTGACGGCCTGACCCCAGCCCAGCGCGCCGCTAATGACGAAGCAAAAAAACTTGTTGACCAACTCAACAAGCAAACCGCCACACTAGGGCTCACCGGCAAAGCGCTTGCGGACGTGTCCGCCGCTGAATTCGCAAATAAAGGAGCAACGAAAGAGCATGTCGAGGCGGTGCGGCAGGCAGTGCTCGCGCTCGAAGCACGGAAGGCGGCGCTCGCAGCCGCCAAGAAGGCTGAGCAAGAACATGAGAAAGCAATTCGCGACGCTGCGAAAGCGGAAAAAGATCGACTCAAAGATCTGAGCGATGCAGAAGATTTAATCGCGAAGAATGCAGCAAAACTCGAAGAAATCAGGAGAAAGGAAGCGCAGGACCTCGCGCGTCATGTGACCGCGGTCGAAGCGCAGATTGCAGCATATCAAAAAGAAGCGCAAGTTTTTGACGAAGTGAAAACTGGAGCGCGCGGCTATGACGACGCGCTGCGTGATCTCGCGATTGCGCAGAAAACAGCGGAACTGCAAAGCAAGGGACTGGGAGATCGCTCTCAAGAGCTAGCGACGAGACTGGTTGATGCTGAGCGCGCAGCGCAGGGGGCCCGCGCCAGCGTGCAGGATCTTGCGAAAGCATCGGAAGGCATCACGTTCAAACTGGGGGATGCGCTTGCTGATGATTTAGATAAGTTTCTGACCGGTCTGGCGCAGGGCACGCGAAAAGCAAGCGATTTGTTCACGTCACTCGCGGACGTTGGCATTGCAGCCATGTCGCGCTTGTTTGCGCAGACGATCCGCGAAAAAATCACCTGGGAAACGACACTCAGCGGAAACCTCTTGACAGATTTACCTGCGTTGTTTAGTCAGAGCGCAACGCGGTCCGGCGCTGGCTTTCTGAGCTCGTTATTGGGGGCGCTGGGGAAGGCAGGGGGGATCGGAGCGATTGCGGGGACCCTCACCGGAAGCACAGGCGCCGGGATTGGCGGCGCGCTGGGAAGCTTGTTAAATTCAGCTGGATTCGGTGCCTCGTTTGTGTCTGGGCTCGCGGTCAAGGCTGCCTCGTGGATCTCAAGAGCATTGGGCATCGAAATCAATGCCGCGCTGATGGGGGTGGGAAAGCTCACGGATTTCATTATCCCGGGGCTCGGGATGCTCGCTGGATTTCTCTTTGAGAAACTCTTTGATCTGTTTGCCTCGCCCCCGACAAAGGGAACGCAAATCCGTCAAGGGGTCGAGAAGTGGCTCAAAGAGATCGGAGTGACGTTCGCGAGCGCGATTTCAGAGAAAAACTACTTTTTCGGAGAGACCAACGAGCTCGCGAAAAAGCTTTTTGGCAATCGCGACGCAGATGCGTTTCTCGCTGCGAGCAAGCAAATCCTGCGCGAGAAAGTCGGTCCAGAACTCGCGAAAGAAGCCCAGGCTCTGGGGGTACTGATTACCGCTGATCTCGCGCTTGACAAAGGAAAACCAGTCGAACAGACCGCGACCACGTTTGGTAACATGATCAAGGCTGGTCTACAAAAAGCGGGGAAGGATAGTCAAGCAGATTTTCAAGCGGCGCTGGAGGAGATCGTCAGCAAAGGTCAGCTCTCTTTTGAAGCGGTCACGGATAAGCTCACAGAGGTGTTCAAACGCAAGGGCATCAGCGAGGAATTCTACCGCGCTGGCATCGAGGGAGCGATTCGTCTCTTCACGCACGATCTCCCCGCGGGGCTCGATGTCGCTGCTTTGGCGATGAAGAGCTTCACTGATGATGGCATTTTCTCCTTGACAAAATTTAAGGACCTGCTTGCCAAAGCGGTCGAGCAGACGGAGGCGCTCGGCAATGCGTTCACACAAGCGCTGTCGCAAGGCATTGCGTCAGGTCAGTCCCGCGAGGAAGTCGAGAAAGCATTTGCTTCTCTTTTTAAAGATGCGCTCCGCTCTTCTATCGTGCAAAAATTTCTTGCTGATGAAGTATTAAAACTCTTCAAAGATATCGACTTGACCAAACCGATCGATCTCTCTTCTTCAGCATTCGCGACATTGAAGGAGCGGGTAGGGGAAGCTTATGATCGACTCGTCGATCTGCTGAACGCCGCCGGGCTCTTGCCCGAGCAGCTCGATAAATCCACTTCTTCTGCTGAAGATCTTGTAAACAAGATTCGCGACCTGCAAGAGCAGATTCGCGACCTGGTCAACAAGCGTATTGAGATTCGGCTCCAGTTGCTCGCAGACCTGGCATCCATCGGCTTCATCGACGCGCTCGATGCCATTACTCAGCGTATCGAGAGCCTGCAGGCGCGCATCAGCGCGTTTGGTGTGAGTCCAATCGCGACTGAGCCGTTCCAGCTCTTGAACGATCAAGACTTGAAAGAGCTCATTAGTTTACAAGATCAACTACGTCAAGCAATTCTCTCGCGGTACAACGAAGAAGCGCGGCTCATTCAAGAGAACGCGCAGCGGCAAATTTCTGCACTGCAAGAGCAACGCGCCGAGGTGCAGCGCCTCTATCAGCAGCAAATCCAGGACTTGCAAAAAGCGCTGGCGATTGCACAAGAGTTCGGTCGCGTCGCTGATTCGATTGACGCCATTCTTCGACAAGCGATCATGAGCCCCGCCTCAGGGTTGTCATCAAGTCAGCAGCTTGGGGCGCTTCAGCGAGAAGCCGCTGCGATCAGACAAAAACTACTGACCGCGACGGGGAGTGAGCGCGCCGCGCTGATTCAACAATTAGCGAGTATTTTGCAACAGCAACTGCAATTTGTTGATCGAAACAGTGTCGAAGGTCAAAATCTCTTTAACAAAATCATCGGCGAGCTCACGATGCTGCGCGACGAGGCGCGTAAAGAGGGAGACAAGGCGCAGAAGATCCAGGAGCAGATCGCGGAAACGACTGCGCAGATGAATGCCGCGCTGGCGAGCATCGATCAGCAGATTCGCAATGTGAAAGCGACAGCAGAGCAGCAGCTGGCTGCGTTGCGTGAGGCGACAGCAAAAGAATTGCGCGACCTGGCCGACCGACAAGACGCCGCGCTGAAAGAGCAGATTCGCCGCTTCGAAGCGCAAGAGAAAACTGCGCGTGAACAACTGATTGCGCTCGTGGGCGCAGAGGAGGCGCAGAAGATCCTCGCGGAAGGCGACAAAGCGCACTTAATCAAGTTGACAGAAGCGAATGTGACGCTGCTCTCTATTGATGCGCACACCAAAGAACTTGTTGACAAGATAAAACCAGCAGCATCAGGGTTTCACGCGGTGGGGCAGGCCCCTCATCTCATCCTCACGCATCCCGGCGAACGCATTGATATTACCCCGAGCGGGCAATCGTCGCCGATCAGCGGCCCAATCGCTATGACCTTCGCCCCGGTGGTGCAGGTGACGGTCGAGCCAGGAGGGGAAGGGCGCGTGAAACGGGATATCGAAGATGTGCTGCGCCTGGCTGAACAGCGCTTTCTGCGTAAGATCGAGAGCGACTGGGCCCCGCGCCTCCGGCGGGCTGTGGAGGGCAAGATCTGATGCCCGTACTTGCTTCCTTCTTTCGCTCATCGGTGGCATATCTGACGAATGCGTTTCGTGTGCAAACGGGGCAGCCCCGGTTTGAGAGCGGCAAATTTGCGGGAAGCCTCGCGCTGCGTGTGGAAAACACGACAACGAATCTCTTGTCAGCCAATCAGAGCAACGTCGAGACAGACACATCAGGGTTTACGGCGTTCAATGGCGCCACGGTGACGCGAGACACGACTGAGAAATACGAGGGAGCGGCCTCGCTCAAATGCACCACAGGAACCAGCGCGAACGCGGGATTTCAAGTCGCGATCTCGACGAGCGCACAAGGTACGTATATCGGTCGATGCCGGGTGAAGAACACCGGCGGGGCCCCAGATGTGCATGTCTTTGTGCGTATTCTGTATAGTGACGCAAGCATCGATGATAGCGCGCATACGGAGGTGACTCCGTCAAGTAGTTTCGTTGATGTGGTGACGGCCCCGGTCACGAGCAATCCAGCGAAGACTGTGAGCACCGTGGCGCTCAGGATACAGCGCGCCGTCGGAACAGCGAATATTGTGTACTATACTGACGCATTGCAGCTCGAACAATTAGCTTATGCGACGACATGGCATGTCGGCGGGGGGACGCGTCTGGGGGAGGTGGTCATTGCGCCAGGCGCTGAGTTGTACGACCCCGGGGCTGGCACGATCGAATCATGGGTCTTTCTTGAGAGCAATGCGGTCTCTTCTCATCAGACCCTCGTTGACACTCGACAACCAGCGGAAGCGTTCGCGATCAATAATCGACTCGTGGTGTCGTTTTTGAATAACGATTTGATCGTGCGATATTGGGACGGTTCGACCACACGGACATTGAATGGGGGGACGCTCTCACTAAACACCTGGACGCATATAGCAGTGACCTGGAGCAGCGCGGGGGTGACCGTCTATCGGAATGGCGCACAGATTGTGACGAATGTGAATGCGCCAGTGTTGACTCAGGCCACGAAGCTGGGGATTGGGTCTGCGCTCAATACGACGCAAGCACTAAACGGTCTGATCGGAGGACTGCGTTTCACCAAAGCCCGCGCTCGTTCGAGCGCTGAGATCCTTGCTGCGTATAATAGCAATGTTCAGTTTACTGAAGACGGTGACGACACGAAGGTTTTTAGCTTCAATGGCACGACACGCTCACTGCTGCCCCCCGGCACGATCCAATTCACGACTGAATCAAGCTTTGTACTGCCGGCGGCAGTGAGCGCCACGACGACGGCATCTAATTATAGCGCCGCGAATATGGTTGATTTTGAATTTCCGCTGTTGCCGCATCGCACCACGAATCTGAATCAGACGACGTTGACGTTTGACTTTGGTGATGTCGTCACGCTGCGCGCGATTTTCGTCGCGCTCGTCAACTGGGAAGGGTTTCAATTGTCAACAAGTTTCGATAACGTGACGTTTACCGATGTGGCTGGCAGTCCATTTTTCTGCGTGAAAGATGAGGTCGATCAATATCGCAAGTGGGGGCAGGCGCTGGTCGCACAAGGACGCTATGTGCGCATCATCATTCCCTCGCAGCGAACCGATGCTGATGCAACGTATTATGAGACGCCGCTGGTGGTTTTTGCGTCTGACTTGAACGCGCTGCGCGCCAACCCCAGCTGGGGTGCACAGTTTGGTATAGACTTCAATTATGAGACCGCGACTGCTGGAGGACATGACGAGCTGCAAGCATTGGGGAAGCAATATGCGACGCTCCAGGTCCGCGGTGAGATCGAGCGCGGCAAGGAAAACGAATGGCTCCAGCTCAGCGCGCTCGGCAATCATCAAAAAATATTGCTCTTCCAAAATCTTGGCAAAAGTCAAGAAGTTTATTTGATGCGCTCGGATGGACGAGCGAGCTGGGAAGAGCAGAGCGGCTATACTGTGTTTAGTCTCACGTTCAAGGAGCATATTAACTGATGGACGCACTCCATGCGCAGCTGACGCTTTTTCTGAACGGCGGGACGTATCATAACGCGACGTGCTATTTCGCGAATTATGTCCGTGCTGATCAGCCGCTTTTTCCTGCGCGCATCCTCAGCTATGAAACGAGCTGGGAGCTGCCGGATCCGCTCGCTGGCGCGATCGCGAAACGCTCTGCGTCAATCACATTAAGTGACAAAGAACTCAATCGTAAAGACTCCCCCACGCTCGCAGCCATCTTAGCGACAGAGGACATAAAAGGGAAGCGGGCCAGGTTCAGCTTGTGGAATCCACAGACGGGTAATCTTGTTTACACTTTAGACGGTATTATTGCCAGCATTGGCCGCGACTATCGCACCCTGAACCTGGAGGGCGAGGACCCGGGGCTGCTGCAGACGCTGATTCCCACGACGCGCGCGGCTGATATTTTCCCTTCGCTTGACGCCTCGTTTACGGAGAGCAAAGATCCTCCACCGATTGTGGTGTTCGGCCCGATGCCGCGCGTGACGTTGCCCCTGGCGGTCCCGACTTATCTGCTGTTCACCGCAACCATGGCGGGCACGAATCAGAACAAATTTCTCTACGCTGATCTCGACTATGTGCCAGACGCTACAGTCGCGGCGGGTGATAAACTTGTTTACGATGTAAGATGGGATACGCAAAACAATCTGCAAGCGATTGATTTGCAATGTACAGATAATACGAAGCTGCGGAACACCGCCGCCGTGGATCAAAACGGATTGAGCGCGCATCCGGGGACGAATATCAATGCGTATGCGTTCGGCAGATTTTACCGTCGTGAAATCGATCTTGCGCCGATCGTGGGCAAGACGATCAGCGCATATATGGTCGCATGCGAGAATGACACCGCTGGCTCGTATTCCGCACGTATCTGTAATGCATATATTCTCGATGCAGACGGCAACAAGAAAGTCACTATCTTCGATGAATCGATTACGAGCGCGACGATCACGTATGTTGAGCGCGACACGGCGAGCGCGACCGCAACGGTGAGCGCAACCCGTCAATGGCTGTTTGGTCCGATCCGCATCCCAGGAGGAGGTACTTTTACTTGTAGAGCTGTATATACAGATGGTCGAGTCAGAAACACCAACGAATGGGGCATTATCAATTTCTACGGATATTTCTTCGTCAGATTTTTACAACGTCCACTCGATGCCCAGGGTCGCCCCGCGAAAGTGCAAGCAGATCTTGACTCAACAGAATTTGGGCGCAACCCGGCGAATATTCTCAAGTTTATCTGGAGTGATGCGTCCATGCTGAATCAGAGTGTAGACGCCTCATCCTTTTCCGCAGCAGCGACTATTTATACGCTGCTCGGTGATTATGAAAATGTAGTCGGAGGACTGGCAGAGCGCAAGCAAGCGTTGCAGGTGCTGCGTGATCTTGCGTTCAGAGGGGCTTTCTTTGACAAAACAAGCAACGGCGCGATCACCATATCAGTAGACTCTTCGGCGCTCCATCCAGCGGCGCCGGTTGACCTGGGACAGCAAGATACGCGTTCACTTAACAATGCACAATTAGTGACAAACAATGCGCTTGACGTCTCTGTGGCAGAGCAGATTAAGCAGCTTGACTATCTCGCGTACCTCGACCCCGGGCTGGGCGCCAGCGCGCGTGAGAGCTTTTTGATCTCCGCCACCCGGTCCCGGGCCACAGGCGGACGCATTGAGACGGTGCGTTCACCCTACGCGGGGTCTGGCAAAATGGCGGACCGGGAGACGGACTATTTATTTAAGATGTTAACAGGTTTTGATCTCGATATTGAGGTATCAACGGGGGTCGCTGTTGGCAGCCAGCTCACGCTAGGGCAATTAGTCAAATTCTATTCGCCGAAGCATTATTTCAGCGGCTCACAATATCTGATTCGCCGCATTCGTTTTGATGGTGCGACGTTTACGTTGCGACTCACTGGATACGATGTAAACTTGTTTTCTTATGCTCCAGGGAAAGTCACCGTGTCGCGTTTGGTCGATTCTTTTATTGATTACTCACAGACCAAGCCAGCCACGCCGACCAGTCCCACGTTCGTGAGCGCTACCGTGGTGACAGCGAGCGATGGCACGGTGGTGAGCATCGAACGATTTCGCGTCACGTTGCCAGCTGTGAATTGCACCGAGCTCTATGCGTATGCGTACCGTTCTGGAATTGCGCAAGCGCAGCCATTCAAAATTGTAAACAATAAATCAATCACGCTGGGGACCACGAACGATATTGAAATTGATGTCAAAGCAGGCACCAGCTACGACATCGAGTTTTATGCATATAACAGCGCGAATCATCCCGACTTTCGCTTCTCCAACCCCGCGCTGATCACTGGCCGCGTCGCAGCGGGGGATACCACCGCGCCTGCTACAGTTGCCGGGCTCGTGGCAACAGCAGGAACAGGAAAATCGATCAATCTCTCGTGGACAAAAAATACAGAACTCGATCTGAGCGAATACATTATTTATCGTGGGACCACTACAAATCCAACAGTAGAATATGCGCGCTCTCGTACAAACAATTTTACCGATACCAATGTCGCATATGACACGACGTATTTCTATCGTGTCAAAGCAGTAGATTTTAGCGGCAATGCATCAGCAAGTTTTTCTGCGAATGCGTCTGCATTAGTGAGAAAAGTGTTGACGGGAGATGTTGATGACAATCAAATTACTTCAGCTAAACGTCAACCTGTGAATTCTACTTTGATTAGTGGCATTACTGTTCCTGGAAATTCGGCTGTAGCCAACTCAGTTTCACATAGTGTTGGTCGGGTACCACTTGTTACGCCTTCATTTCCTAATGCTATAAATGCGGTCATTGGAGTGATTGAAGCTACCAGCACGACTATCAATTACCGATTTTATAATCATACCAGCGCAGGCTCTACATTCGACTTAACTATTTATTTTTGGTGAGCATATGAATCCGCGTAGAGGTTGCATTATCAATGAGAATGGAGAAGTTGTCGCAGCGTGGGAATATAATGATCCTGATATCACGGAATTTGTATTGCCGATTCAGCCTGAATCAAATCATACCGTTGTTGATCTTGGGGAAGATTTTGATCCTGAGAAAGATATGGAACAGCTCTATGAATCAGTGAGACAAAAGACCGCGCGCATACGTATGACCGGAGCAGGATATGAGATCAAAGAACTTGTTAACAAAGACAATCCAGGTCTCGGTGAGCGCAAACATCCACTGCAGATGAAGCTTGAGGAGCGTCGAAAACAGAAGCTGCCACCTCCAGCAGAGCCCCCGGCAGACCTCCCTGATGAAACAAAAGCCTGACAACAAGTATTGCGGAGGTACATACGTGCATGAAGGTTTTAATTGCCTGTGAGTTTTCAGGGACGGTCAGGGATGCCTTTACGGCAATCGGGCATGATGCAATCTCATGCGATTTGCTGGCATCAGAGACACCAGGGAAACACTATCGTGGAGATGTTCGAGATATTATTGCAGATGGTTTTGACCTCATGATTGCCCATCCGCCTTGCACTCACCTGGCCGTGAGTGGCGCACGATGGTTCAAATACAAAGTGGACGAGCAAAAAGAGGCTTTAGAATTTGTTCAGCTGCTTTTGAATGCACCAATAGACAAAATTTGTTTGGAAAATCCAATATCTATCATTAGTAGCAAGATAAGAAAGCCGGATCAAATAATTCAACCCTGGCAATTCGGACACGGAGAAACAAAAGCAACGTGCCTCTGGTTAAAGAACCTGCCCCCTCTCATCCCAACGAAAATAGTTTCTGGGAGGGAAAGCCGGATTCATAAACTACCGCCGTCTGAGGATCGCTGGAAATTAAGAAGCAAGACATTTACGGGAATAGCAGAGGCAATGGCGGCACAATGGGGTGTTTTATGAAAGTAAAGTTTTTCAGGCTGCTTTCGTTGGCATCCCAACCCGTGAAAACATCACGGAAGGGATAGTTGCCATGCATAAAATACCTGTGATTCCCATTGTTCATCGGTATAGTAAAATACTGCCCCGCTGGATAGATGAGGAAGATTTGAATCAGGAACTGTTGCTGGAAATGTGGAGATCACCTGAAATAGCCCAGTCTTCTCTTCGACAACGTTTTGTTCTTATTGACGTTCTTCGGCGTGTCGGGTATCCCCGATCAGTACATTCTGAAAAAGCTTATAGTGTACGATTTCCCCTTTCTCTAGAGGGTATGGAAGAAAAATTTTATTATGATGAACGACCACGATTTGAGGCCCGGTCTCTTCTTGCTGCATTGCTTCCGCAGCTGGGAGAGGGAGAAAGGAAGGTGTTGACATGTCTCTATAATCAAGAGCCCCTGCGAGCCACAGGACATAGTGATCCCTGGAATAGTTGTTGTAAAGCAAGAATGAAACAGAAACTACTTAACATCATGGAGAAATAAACGATGAAACGCTTTTTCTGTCTGTTCTTTTTATGCTTTCCTGTCTTTGCCTACGCACAAGCTACCTCTGTTGCAGTAGATATTACCAAAGCAAAAATGACCTGGGGATGGGATAAGGGAACCGGAGGGGATGCGGCAGGTTTTAATGTGAAATGTGGAACAACATCAGGATCCTACACGATCGTGGTTCCTCTCACTGATCCTGCTGCACGTTCCATTCCTGTTTCTCAGGTAATTTCTGCGACAGGAAAATATTTCTGTGTGATTACCGCTGTAAACCAGTTTGGGGAATCTGCCCCATCGAATGAAATTTCTTTTGATGCAGGAACTGTTCCTGTCCCTCCAGCAGGATTGACCATTCAAATGCAATAATCAGGAGTCGTAGCACATGGCTGTGTTAGCAACCGATAATTTTAATCGTGCAGATGAAAATCCAATCGGGGCCCCCTGGACGGTCCGGGGCTCCGGCACCGCAGGAAAGATTGTCAGCAATACCCTGCGCATGCCAGGATCGGGCAATGACAGTGGAATAGTTTACACAGGTATTACCTGGCCAAATGATCAGTACTCACAAGTGACATTGGTCACCGTGCCTAATGCGCAGAGCGCTGGGGATGGAGTGGGAGTGATTGTGAGAGGTAATACCTCTGGTACGCTCACGCAATATGAATTGGTCTGTGCTTCAGGTGCAGCGGGCACGACCATTGCGAAACGTGTTAACGGAGTATATAAACAGCTTGCTCATAGTGTGACAACGTGGGTTGCTGGAGATGTGGCGTATCTGGAAATACGAGGAAACACGCTGCAAGCAAAGCGAAATGGAAGCACGGCTGGTATGCCAGCGCCTGTGACAGATAATGATCCTGATGCGATTGTGTCGGGCAGCTGCGGCATTATGGCATCAGTAGAGGGTACAATACCAGAACAAACGCTTGACGATTGGGAAGGGGGAGACTTTTCGACGGGCTCTCCTCCTGCTCCTCCCCATTCTCTTACTGTGAGCTTTGCTGTGAATCGTGCATCGAATTATTAAAGAAGGAAAAAAGAAATGGATGCAATCTATGTCACACGCAACACCGTTTTTGCAGCGACGCCAGGCGCAAAAACGATATTACGACTTGTGACCCCAACCTCATTTAATATCAAGATTCATGAGATTGGGGTGTCGATGGATGGCACAACTGCTTCTGCTGTTCCTGCCACATTTGAGTGGGGCACATCAAATGAAACAACAACCGGAACTGGAAGTGGAACAGCCGTCACAACGCAAATCAAAGGAAGAACGCAGGCGCATGGCCTCACGGTGACACAAAATCATACTGCTGAAGGATCAGTCTATACTATTCACAATAGTATATTTGTTCCCCAATATATGGGGGTTTTTGTGATACAGAATCCCCTCGGCCTTGAGCCTGAGTCGCCAGGTGATGCTGCGCAATCATTTATCTTACGTATCAACGTGACGGCAAATGTGAATGTTTTGGCATGGGTGAAATGGTCGAGAGCATAAAATCATAAAAGATGGCGCGGATTGGACGATCATTTCCAGCGAAACCTGTTCTTTCCAGAGGCCCTCTTCCCCAGGGGGGAGCTTTTACTATTGCTCTCTCTGGAGAAACTGTTTCATCAGGTACGCTTCTTTTTCTCTCTACGAAACCGTTTGCCGGGGCGCAGAGTAGCAGCGGCGTAGTCATCAAGCTGCTGAATACAGTACTCACCGGGGCGCAGGCGTCAGCCGGAGCGCTGACAAAGCTACTGAATACAGTACTCACCGGGGCGCAGGGGGCGACTGGAATAGTAGAGATTGTAAAGACGTTATTGCTCAGCCTGGTCGGGACGCAGGGAAGCAGCGGGGCGCTGACAAAGCTACTGAATACAGTACTCACCGGGGCGCAGAGTAGCAGTGGCGTAGTTGTCAAGCTACTGAATAAAATACTCGCCGGAACACAGACGAGTAGCGGTGTAGTCGTACAAGTATTGAATAAAGCTCTCACTGGAACACAACTGAGCAGTGGAGTAGTAGAGATCATAAAGACGCTGCTGCTGAGCCTGGCGGGGGCGCAGGCGAGCAGTGGTGTCGCAACAAGGCTGGTAAGTAAGGTACTCGTGGCGACGCAGAGCAGCAGCGGGGCGCTGAGAAGACTGGGGAGTACAGTGCTTACCGGGGCACAAGCGAGCAGCGGGGTGCTGACAAAGCTATTGAGCACAATATTCACCGGGGCGCAGGTGAGCAGTGGGGTGCTTGTGGTCGTGAAGGCATTGCTGCTCAATATCACCGGAGCGCAGAGTAGCAGCGGTGTGGTTGTAAAGCTACTGAATACAGTGCTTACTGCGACACAACTAAGTAGTGGTGTAATGAGAAAGTTATTGAGTAAAGCACTTGCCGGGGCGCAGGTGAGCAGTGGCGCTATTGCTCGCTCGATTCTTAAATTTCTCGCTGGGGTTCAGGCTTCGATTGGCTCACTCATCTCTCAGATTGTCAATCGTATTGCCATACCAACGATTCGTGGACGTGGTCTCATACGCAACACTATAAGCGCAAAAGGCATCAGCAGATCGACGGTAGCAGCGGACGGCAAGTTAGCAACTGATGAATAAATAAAGTAAAGGAGTTTTTATGCCAACGATCACGCAAGAAATAGCGTACAGAGTAAAAGTCAAAGCCGTCATGGAAGAAGAGGATCTCTCTCTCAGCGTCTCCGTGTCATTTCCGTATGCCGATCGCATGGTGACTGACACTGTTGACGAGTTTGATCAAGCACTCCGAGAGAAAGTCGCGGCGGTGCTGTCTGAAGTGAGACAGACAGCAGAAAAAACAGCACTCGCAAAAGCGCAACGTGCAGCGTATATCGCAGAGCACATCGCAACAAGCAGAAAGGAGATGTAAGAAGATGCAAGCACAGCACTACATCAGACGCACAACGCACAGCGCGCAAGTCGCACAGCTCGCGTTTTTTCGTACGCTCACCAAAGTCCCTGCGCGCGAGTTAACAATTAGAGAGATTCTCACATATGGTTTTCCAGGCAGGGATCTCCAGCGCGAGGTCAAAAAATGGCGACAAGCAAACCTCAAGAACCTCTGGCGTCGCATGCAGAAGGTCATTGCTGCCAGAGTCTTGAAGCTCCCGCATTTCTACGGTTCATTGAGTCTTGTCAAAATAGATAAAGACGGAAGGTGGGTTGATTTCGGTCTCGCGAGCATGGCGGTCGTCACCACCGCCGGCGTCAATTTTCTTGTTAGTGCTTTACAGAACAATGTAGAGCCAGAAACGCTGCGATTTCATGGATTTGGAACGGGGACGAACGCCGAAGCTGTTGGAGATACGGCGCTGCAAACAGAGCTCACTACGCAATATGCTCCTGACAATACACGACCGACCGGGTCGCTGACGCAAGGCGCTTCAGCAAATATCTTTCGTACTATCGCTACATTGTCTCCTGATTCCGGAGGCACGATTGCGATTACGGAGCACGGTATTTTCTCTCAAGCAGCTACCGGGGGAGGCACGTTGCTCGATCGCAGTGTATTCGCTGCACAAAATCTCGTCGCAGGAAGTGATTCATTGCAAGCAACATACGATTATACGATGAATGCCGGAGGCTGAGCAATGGATGAGGTGCAACAGAACGCGGAGGGAGTCAACTTTGACCTCACGATTGTCGATGAAACGGGGACAGAAGTAGATGTAAGCGTGGCTACCTCCCGTTTGCTGTTTTTTCGCAAACCAAGCGGGGTGACGGTGCAAAAAACAGCTGCGCATGTCGGCGGAGGCAAAATCAGATACTCGTCAACAACAGGAGATTTAGACGAGGTGGGGATCTGGAGCTGGTCTGGGAAAGTGGTGCTCGGCGGCTTCGCAAAACCGACATCTGTCAACCAGTTTCGCGTCAAACCCTCCCTGGGATGAGTATGTGGCCGCGACTGCGTGAGCACACAGAGTGGATTTTTCTTGCGAGCGCGCTACTCGGCGCGACGATCGCGCTGCTCGGCGCACGGACCGCAGTGGTGAGAGAGGGAATCTTTATTTTCCTTTCCAGCTTCGGGGTGGCGGTATTTGGCACCCCCGCGTTCTGTCAGTATTTCAACATAGAGTCACCAGAGATGATTTCCGCGCTGACGTTCATCTTTGCGTGCACAGGGAATTACATTGTGATCAAAATCATGGCTGCTATACATCAAGTAGATCTTCTTGAATATCTCGATAAAGTACTCAAAAAATGATCTTGACACTCGTCACAATAGTTGCGTTCATCGTATCGTCATGCGGATGGCACATCCTCGCTCACGATGGCGTCAATAAATGGTGTCGCATGTCAGCGTATCTACTTTCATGTGCTTGTTTCCTGTACGCCGTGATGCTCGCACTGTTTGATGAACGTCATCGTGACATGATGAACACTATCATCGCACTCTGCATGATCTTCTATACAATCGCAGCGTTTCGCATGCGAGAGCGATCATGATAACTCCTTTACAATTTCTCACGTTCATTATCCGCCCCGTCCTGCAGGATCTTGGCCTTGCCTCCCCCGCAGCAGAGCGCCTGCTGCTCGGCACAGCGGCAATAGAAAGCGACTGCGGCACATATCTCTCGCAATATCCTGCGGGCCCGGGGCTGGGGATCTTTCAGATGGAACTGGCGACGATTCATGATCTCTACACGAACTTTCTCGCATACCGACCTCAGTATCGTTCGCTTGCGGATCGATGGAAGGGGGCGACCGTGGCGCGCAGCCTGGCGGTCATCGGCAATTTGCATTATGCCACTGCGCTCGCACGGCTGCAGTATTATCGAGTTCCTGCGCCACTTCCTGATGCGGATGATCTCGAGGGGCTCGGGGCGTACTACAAGCAATACTGGAACACTGAAAAAGGCAAAGCGACCGCAGCACAGTTTGTGAAACGCCTTCACGATTTGAAACTGTAAAGAAGATATGGACACGCGCGAATGTGAACGATGCAAACAGCGCCCCGCGGTATGGGTGCTCAATCGCGGACCGAATTTTCAGGTAGACTGGTTTTATTGTCACGCGTGTTTTCTCGAGAAACTGACAGAAGAAGAGTTCAAGCATATTCGTCGTTTGCGCGAGGCGCTGCGACGCAAGAAGACTTGACAACCTTTTCTTTTTCTTCTATTCTCATTGAAGATCATTTCTCCCTTCCAGCGTAGAGCCGAAGACCCTAAAAATCTTCGGCTCTTTTTTTCTTCTCCTGCCTCGTCCTCGCTTTTCTTGCTTTCTCTGTTCATATGCTATACTTTGTCTAGCATGAATACGAATACATTGATTTCTCAAGCTGACGCTGCGCGAGCGCTTGGACTCACTCGTCAAGCGATTGCGTATCTTATTCGAGCAAAACGCCTGCAATTTCAGACAGTTGCGGGAAGGCGTGTTCTCACAATTGGTGAGATTGCACGCTACAAGCAAGAACGTGTTCCCCCCGGGTGGGCCGGGTATAACGCTAAGTATGCGAAAAAGAAAGGGAAAAACGACACGAAAAAAAAGTTCACAATCATGCTTGACAATGCTTAGCATGATTGATATATATTGCTCATCACGTTAGAAGGGAGGAAGAAGTATGAAGTACATTGTCACTGTCTATACATCTCATTCGCCGTCTGCCGCAAGGCAGACATTCACCTTCACAAGAAAACGCGATGCGGAACGTTCCGCATCGCGGAACCGAAAGAAGGGATATGTCGTAGACACCAACTTTGAATAAACCGAAAAGCCCATGCGCACGCACGCATGTTTCAGTTCCCTCTTCAGTGGAATTGAGACGTCTTGCGCTGCAGAAGACCTCAAGTGATGTTCAGTAACACTTTAACCACCCCCCCAGAGCGGGGGGCAGAAGGAGGTTCTAAAATGTTTGAGGTTAAAATGATCCCCCGGGATCCACACTGGTTCCTAGGTCTTGATGCGATCGCGCAATGTGATCGCCTCAACGTCACGCGCGACTCTCGCGTGACGTTTGTCACGTCAAAACACGAAAATCTCTCGCTCGAATTCGCGAAGCGTTTCGCGAAAGAGTTTCAATCGTCTCGTTGTGTGATCTTCGAGTACGACGTCAGCGACATAACAGCAGCTGACATCGTGTCTCTTCGAAAAGAAGACGAGACTGAGATCTGCTTGCGTGAAGACCTCAGCGAGTCTCGCCTCGCTGAGCTGATTCTCTCTCACAGAGAAAAGCACCAGCCGAAGCCGGTGCCCTCCCCGCAACCGCGGCAAGACGTGCGCTTCTATGCGCATGTCACCATCGAGCCGCAGGCACTGCGCGGCCTGGCCGCGCTCGAATTCTGCCGCAGAGTCGGCATCCCCGACTCGACAGAGGTAGACTTCTTTTCGAAGACCGTCCAAGTTGATGAGCTTTTTGCTCATCAACTCGCTGATAAATATCGTTACAATACTCATGCAGACGTCACGATAGACGCAAGGCACCTGCAGCCTGGCGACGTCCATGTGAACGGCAGCGGGGGCTACGTCGCCATCGTCCCCGATATTTCTTCAGTAAGACTCTACTGGCTGACAAAGGTCAGCCAGGGCGATGAGGTGAAAGACTAACTTTCTCACCCCCACCCCCACCCCCCACCCGGGGTGAGGGTCATTCACTCTTAAAGAAGGAGATGCAAATGACACTCGATTTTGCAATCGAAGTGAAACGCGCATATCTCGCGAGTGTGCGCGGCTGTTTTGATACCGCGCGCGCGCTGCTGGATGTTGCGCACGCGATTCGTATTGGCGCGAGTAAAGAAGATATTCTCGCGCTTTCTGCGTATGCGACGCTCATGAGCGCGAAAGAGCGCGAAGCTGATATCTTTATTCGCAGCGATTTCACGCGAGAGAAATGGCTGCGACAATCTGAGATGATCACAAAAAATCGCGATGAAGTAATCGCGAAATTGCAATGCAAATAGAATAGGAGAGCGTATGGAACAAATGAAAATTGAGCAAAAACCGTCCCGCCCCGCCCCGCCCTCCCCGCCCGCCCCCGCCGGAGCTCACGTACCTGTCGCGATCGACACGAAAGAAGTAATAGAATTCGACACCCCGGAGGGTCAGCACGTTTCGCTGACCCTTCAGTTTTTCATTGATTGTGTATGCCCCCAGGCCCGGTCCCGGCCACAATTTGCCGCATATATGCTGGGGTGGTGCAAACACAATCGCGTCGATCCGCTCTCATCCGAAGCGTATTTCTCTGTCATGAAAGAGGCGGAGAAGGACAGAGACGGCAACAAAACGGGCAACTGGATAGAAAAACCCGTCATCATGGTTTCACGCGACTGCTGGCTCAGGAGGATGGAACGGCATCCGATGCTTGAGTGGTGCGATGGTGGATTGCTTGTTGAGCTTTCAACAAAGCGTCTCCAGGCCGCGATTCTTGGCGGGATGGGCGATGACTATCTCGTGCCGCAGGCACTGAAAGATAAACTGCTTGACATGGCAATCAATGGAAAAGCCTCAGCGCAGATTGGGGAGGCAGAGGGGCGGCTCACTGTGAGAAAACGCGGGCAATTTCTTGCTGATGGAGAGACGCTCAAAGGCGCATGGTTTCAAATCAAGCGCAAAGATCGGCCCGTTCCCATTTTGACTGAGCTCAACAGCGACGGGTGGAAGAAGGACGGCATATTTTGGAAGAACATGGAGCCGTGGATGATGTTTAAGACCGTTCAAAAAAACGGGGTGAGGATGGCGTTTCCAGAGCTCTCTGGATTAGTCACAACTCGTGATATCGAAGATCTCGACGCCGCCTCTGCCGCTGACTACGAAATCAAGCAAGAACACGATCAGCTCAACATGCTCCGCCGCCGTCTCTTCGCCATTGGTCGTACCGTTCCTGCTCCAGTCGGGCCGCTCGGCTACGAGGAACTCCACGCACTAAGCGTGGAAAATTTCGATAGACGGGGGCTGTCTGAACTCACACCTGCGGAGATGAGCGGATTACTTGACGTGATCAACAAAGCCGCACACGGCGATGAAGACGCCTTGGCGGGGATTCAAGAAGACCTCGGGAGGACAAATCATGAAACTCAGACAGATGATGACACTGGAATTGCTGACGCCGAACTCAGAGACGCAGAGTGTACTGCAGCAGCGCATCGATGATGCGATCGCAGCATTGCGACAAGTCAGAAGCGCTGCTCTCTCTGAAGTCTCCGAAGACTGCAAGCACCAGGCGGAACAGATGAAGCGAGCCACGCTCGCAGAATCGCAACGATGGAATGAACTCTATCATCAGCACAAAGCGCCAGCGCTCTATATACTCACGAAAGTGGCTGAGGCGCTGGAGGGGTTGGGCTCTGCTCAGTCTTTGTTGAACGAACCACCGCTGCCTCTCCCCGATTTGACGCTCACGCGCATGAGGAGACACTCATAAACTAGTCAACAAATCAACCAGGCGGCGTGTGCGCCGCCTGAGAAAAAGCTCTGGATATGAGGAAAAAGAGAAAAAAATGGTTCATTCCCCCGCGCGCGCCACGTCGCATCATGCTTGATCGGTGCGCTTTTTAACTCCTTTACAGCGTTTCCTCGTGGTTTCGATCCAGCGCGTCAAATAAACCTCAGAAAGGGGACCCTATGCGATTCCGCACTAAAATATGTCTTTACTGTTTACAGCAGTTTCAGGCGCGAGCAGATCGTGCGACGCTCGCCTGCTCGCCGACCTGCCGGCAGCGACTCAGGCGACTTCGCGAGCTCGACTGGCATATTCGTCATACAGTTGAAATAAACCATCCACCCGCTTTTGTGCATGATCTCGCACAAAACCGCGCGAACCGGGAAAACGACTGAAGCACGAGAGCACCGGCCCGGGCCAGGCCGGTTTGACAGATCATGCTGAAGATTATATCTTCAACACTATGATGACGAAGACGATCTTTAATCTCAGAGAAGAGCAGCTTTCTGCGCTGCGTACACTCTCACAACTGCGCGGTGTGTCTGTCTCTGAAATTCTCCGCCGCGCGATTGATATGTATCTGCCGACGATCCAGTCGGTGCGAGAGCTGGGTTTGGAAGACCCAGCGCGAAATCAGAAACTGAAAAGGACATCGACAAATGAATAGATATCTCTTAAACAGCGCCGTCATCACGGCGCCTGGAGTCTACGAGTATAATCTGATTACCGTCGAAGAGGCGAAGGCGTGGTTGATGCAAGACGCTTTCGTTTCGACGATCGGCTATGCAGAGACGGCGCAGGCCGCATCCGAGCTGTTCGATATGTATATTCCGTGCGCCAGGATGACGGTGACGATGAATCATAGCGATGAGGCGTTAGTCTTTCGCCTCGTGCTGCCGCCCGGCGCGCCTCGCCTTGATCCGGCGGAAAAGGGGCGTTTGAGCGTGGAGTTCATCCGGTCTCATTGTGAGATCGGACTCTTGAAGAGAGTGCGATGACCAGCCTGCTGCTGATCATCGTTTCTGCCAGCTCGATATCTTGCGCACTGAACAGTTTTAGCATATGCATAGAGAACTATGCATTTGCGTGCATTTTGCGCTTGCCGTTGCGCGGGGTTCCCTCCTTCCCCCCGCTATTCCCTCCAAGCGCAAAACCCCCAGCCTCGCTCCCGCGCTCCCCGCGAGGCTGGGGAACCGGAGGACGGGATGAAGCAGAATCAAAAACACGACAAGTACCTGATTCTCAACGGACATTTGTTGATCATTCCCGACCCGCCTGATCTGCCGCCTGTGGCTGGGGAGGAGCAGCGGGGCGCGCATCTGCCGCCCCGCTATGCAATAATGTTAACAAGTTTTTTGGTTGCGTCTCTCGGAATGGTGTGGTGGTGGTGGTGGTCATGAGAACGCAGAAAGGAGGTTGCTTAGAGCCCGCTAAGGAAAAAAGACGAATCACGAGATGGGACCCGCAGCCCCGGGGCGGTGAGAGCCCCGGGGCGCTTCACATAAGAATATGAACGCAAAGCGCAAGGGCACACGCAACGAACACCGGAGCATGCAGCTCTTAGAAGCTGCTGGCTACGCCTGTACCAGAGCTGCTGCCAGTCTCGGCGCGTGGGATATCATTGCGATCTCTTCACGCGATATCGTCTTAGTACAATGTAAAACGCGAGACTGGCCCGGTTCGGCGGAAATGGAAATCTTGAAAAACTTCCCGGTGCCCCCCTCGTGCAGAAAGCTGGTGCATCGCTGGCGCGACCGTCAGCGCATGCCAGACGTGAAAGAATTATAAATGAAGATCAAAATCAATGACATCAAAATCGGAGAGCGCAAACGAGAGCCAGGTGACGTCAGCGATCTTGCAGACAGTATCGCACAGCTTGGTCTGCTCCAACCTATCGTAGTCACGCAAGACATGCGCCTGGTGGCCGGCAGGCGCAGGCTGGAGGCGTGCAAACGGCTGGGGTGGACGGAGATCGATGCGACCGTGGCGACGCTGGACGATCTCACCGCCGAACTTGCCGAGATCGATGAGAACCTGATCCGGGCCGAACTCACCGTGCTGGAGCGCGCGGAACAGCTGGTCAGACGCAAAGAAATCTACGAGGCGCTGCACCCGGAGGCGAAAAAAGGGCAGTACGGACATAAAGGCACTCAAACGGTGGCAAAGTCGGAAAAGGAAACTGTTTCCTTTTCCGAAGACACTGCTACCAAAACCGGATTAACGCCACGCACCATTCGGCACGACGTGCAAATTGCCAGCAAAATCGCCCCCGACGTGCGCGACGCCATACGCAGTACGCCAATCGCCGACTCGAAACGCGACTTGCTCGCACTGGCGCGAAAAGAGCCAGAGGAGCAGCGGCAGATCGCGCAGATGATTATGTCGAATGAGGCAGAGACCGTTTCCAGCGCATCGAAACGCATCAGGATTGCTGAACGAGAAGCGAAAGCAGAGCAATTCGAAGCAAAAACATACAACAACTACACAGTTAATGATATTTTCGCCGGCGATGTGGCAGAGGTGCGATTGCCGCCGGAAAGCGTAGACATGATCTTCACCGACCCACCCTATCACGATGAGTATCTGAAACTATATCGCGACCTTGCAGAGTTTGCCGATGCGTGTCTGAAACCGGGCGCATACCTGATGGTCTATTGTGGCAAAATGTATCTTCCTGAGGTCATGGACGCCCTTGGTGAACGTCTGGAGTATGTCTGGTTGTACGGTGTGTATCAGCCGGACAACAATCAGAAGGTGCAGAAGCATCACATCTTCGAGGCATGGCGACCAATACTCTGTTACAAAAAGTTAGGGACTACAGCCGTCCGAGAATGGCAGCCGGATATGATTAAGGGCACGCGCGACAAAACATTTCACGATTGGCAACAGCAGATCGAGCCGGCGCTGAAATGGATCGGCGCGTACACCAACCCAGGCGACCTGGTCGTTGATCCGTTTGTCGGTGGTGGAACGACTATCAAAGCATGTGTAGAATTAAAGCGAAATTACATTGGTTTTGATATTGATCAACAGACGGTAAAAATTGCAAAATCAAGAATTGCAGATGAATAACAGACCAGTTTTCAGAAACCCTGACAAGTTCCAGGTATTGTTATTTCGTGATTACTTAAGAAAACATCTTCCGGGGGGAAGGGAAGGTTGCGTCATCGAAGATCTTGATCTTATCATTCGGTTATATGGTAAACAATTCAACACAGACGATGATGGCAAATTTTACCTGTTCGAGTTGAAATTTGGCAATGCGAGAATTGGCATCGCTCAGCAAAAAACCTTCGGGCTTATCCATCGATTGCTTCGCATGGCAGACCCGAGACGAGAGCGTTACCTGGGCTACTACGTCATCAATTACGATAACGAAGATTGGGAATATGCAAATTTTTCTGTCAACGGCGTGAAGCTTTCGCGTGAAGAATTTCTCAATTTTCTGCAGAACAAGAACGTTGGTGAGAAAGGCACCATTCCGAATCTGACGATTTAGTTTTGATTCGGTAAACAAGATAGCACCATGGCACATACAGAAATGATTAATTGGCATAGGGCTGGCAAACCAGATTTTTCTAAGGTTGCTCAATGGTTTAGCCGGTTTGCACCTGACTTCAGGAATAGCTTCAACCGATCGGAAGAGAAAACGTTGCTCTTCCTGATCTTTTACACGTGGAACAACGCCTTCCACTCAGGAAGGGGGTCGCAGTATTGTTCATTCTCTCAAGAAGAGGTGGGGAAAAGGTTTGGACGGAGCAGGTGGACCGTTGCGCGAGCATTGGAACGGTTTGCGAGACGGGACTGGATCAGAGTGATTCATCGTCGTCCACGACCGGGAGGGAAGTGGCAGACGAATGTCTATATTCTGAGCGGGAAGGTGCTGGCAGCGTTACGCGCCGTCATTCATCCCAACCGAACAACATCTTCTCCGTGTAGCAAAACCGCCCCACAAGAATCTATTCAAAATTCTATAAAGAAGGGACCGGACCCTTCCCTTGAGGGTCCGGGTCCGTCCCTTCAGAAAAATATATCCGCCGACGAAAATGAAAGAAGAGAGGTGTACTCAGATGAAATGCGAGCCAAGCTTGCCACGCTTTTTCCGCGTATCTTTGGACCAAAACCCGTGTGACGCCTCCTGCTCTGCTGCTATCAGAGCCACTATCGCGCGTATTTTCCCGTACGCTTCAACGTACGTCTTGTCATGGTCCGCTCAGGACCAGGACAGGGGCTGGTATGAGTTCTTGTGTAAAAAGCATAACGCGATTCAATGTGTCCGTCTCTCTCGTGTCCATCCCCTCTCAGCCATCCCTTGGTGGGAATTGGAATAATGACCGCCGAAGCGCTGATTAGCCGCTGTCACGAGCGAGTTGACCGTCCGCGGCCAGTGGTCTTTCTGCTCCCTGGCATTATGGGCAGTCATCTCGCGCAACAGAGCGAGCGCATCTGGATTGACCTGAGCAAATTGGCGCATGGCGAACTGACGCGCCTGGCGAT